ATCCTCATCTGGATTTTCTATTTCAAATCCCATACTTATACTAAACCATATACCTGGTAAAGATGTTGGTAAAATAAATGCACCTAATGGAACATCTCCTTGTACAAATAAGTCTCTAAATATAGTTGGACTTTCATCTATCTCAGGAATATCCCAATCTTCTGCATTAATTATATTAAAAAATTTAGTATTGTTATCTGAAAAATTATAAGCCAAGTGGACCTCCTGGTGGCAATCCTGGACCTGCTGCTAATTGTTCAGGTGGTAATCCTCCTGATAATTGTGCAAGTACAGATGCTATATCTGGTTCTGCTTGTGGAACTGGTGCACCTACACCTGCCAAAGCAGCTTCCTCTGGAGTCATTTGAGGTTCTTCTGGTGTGTAAAACTTATCTAATATAGCAGTCATATTCTGTGGATTTTTTCTTATCTCTATTGCTGCCATAGTTGCTTTAGGATTACCCTGTGCAGCTTGTTGCATTAATGATTCAAATAATACATTCTCTGCTTTTTCTGCATTAATCCTGTTGTCTATTTGAGATATGTTATCTAAACCATCCATATTCTCTTGTAATGTTTGCTTATCAATAATTCCTTGTTGATATAATTGCAAACCAGTTATAACTTTTTGTGGCTCATCAAATCCTGCCATAACTCCATATACCCTTCTTGTTTGATATACTTCTGCTATATCTGTTGCAGGGTCATAAGTTTCTTTAAATGCAGTTCCATTTCTAAAACCTACTAATGGTTTTCTTGTGCCACCATACATAACTTCATCCCACTCTAATCGTTTGGAATCTAGTTCTTCTAACGCATCTTTAATTACAGTCTGATATTCTCTTACATGAAGAGATGCAGATTGTCCTAGTTCTTCTAATCCTCTACCTGTAACAAATGCGTTAGGACTTTGACCATCATCAGATACAGGGTAAGCTGAACCTAATCTTAAATGGCGTTCAAGTCTATCTATCTGTTGAAACAACTGATAAGGTAAATTATTAGTTGGTTTGCTAATTTGAGACCCAGGGGTCAAGTAATTAACAGCGAATCTACCTTTCTTATATTGTCCAGATTCTATCTCTCCAATGATGTTGGTTTCTGTAAACACAGCATCTTCCATTGCAATGACAGATAGAACATTGATTTTTGCCATATTAGCCATAAGTCCAATCACATGATGGAACTGACTTTGCATTTGGTCAAAACTAAATTTCTTAGCTACGACAAATCGTGGTCCTGATTTTAATGGGTTAGGAATAAAATCTAATATAACTTTATTTTCTGGTAAAAATATGTAAGTACCCTCTGCATCATAATATTCTGCTACAACTTTACCTGTGCCATCTTGGTTAGCCCAAGTCTTGTCATAACTTGACATATATGCCATAGTGTTGTATTCAGAATCTACTTCCTCTAATAGTAAAGTTTTATATTTTGGATATTGTTGAGCTAATGTTTTATGAGGAACTCTATAGACAATAGCTAACTCTTCTGGTTGTTGTTCTGGACCAAAGTGTCCTGGGTAACAATGATATGGGTCTCTTAATTCTGCTACTGGATATATCTCACCATTAGCACATCTTTTTTCTTTTAGTACCCATACAGCAAAACCATAACCTGGTAGCCATCTACCTACTTGTGGTAATTGCTTATAAAGTTTTTGATGTTCATCATAGCTATGTACAATTCTCTCTAGCTTCTCTGCTTTTTTAGTAGCTCTCTCTGAATCTTTATCATTAAAGATATCTACTTTTAAATCTGGTGCTCTACCTAATTTTTGTGCAAATCTCTCTAATGCAGATACTAATAAGTTTGGTGCAGGTAATTGTCTGTAATCCATATCACGCATACTCTTACCAAGTAATGCTTTTAATCCATCAGCACCACCATTCATAATTGCTCTGATGTTTTCTTTATCACCTACATAGTCAGAATGTAATTGTCGTAATTCATAAACTCTGCTGTAGAGTTCATCTGCTGTCTTTACCATTTATCTCCAAGTATCTAAATCTATATTCATTGTTTCATAGCCACTAAAACTAGGACTATAATCCATACCCATTGTAGCAAGTCTTTCCTTCTGTAAACGCCTTATCGTTTTCATAGGAAACCAACTAGCCATAACTATATCAGATTTTGTACCTACAGTTCTACTCTTATTTTGTGCAGAACTAAAATACACTAACTGACTTGTATATAAGTTTACCTTCTCTTGTGCTTCAAAGCTACGATAAGGTAAATTAATTAGTTTCTGCTCAAACAATGGTCGCATAGCAGTAACACCATAAATTGGGTCATGCTTGTTACTATATGTTTGAGTACCCTCTAAAAATATACCATGCTTACCTGCAAACTCACGAATTGATTGGTCTTGTCTAATTGCTCTCTGAAAACCATTCTCTTCAATAACCCAATGTGCTAATCCATATTTTGTATACCATTTTTTAATAATCTCTAATGCTTGTGGAATACCTCCACCTAAACTGTTTTCCATATCTATCATGTACAGTTTGTCATCACCTTGATGATAACCCCATAAGAAACACGCTTGATATCCTGTAGATGCAGGGTCTAGTCCTGCAATAAGTCGTACATTGTTTGGTATATGTCCTATCTCTCTTTTTTGGTCTCTACATTCCTCTATCTCTACTCTGTCAAATAATGCAAGTCCATCTGGCATAGCTACATTCAAATAAACCATTTCATAGATTGCTCTACCACCTGTAGTTTCTGCTGCTCTCTTTCTGTCCATTAACCATTTGTAAGTTCTCTTCTCACCCCACAACATACATTTCTGATGTTGTTGTTCCTCCCAGTCAGGTAAGTTACATCCTGTATCATGTGCTTCTTCTACGATTGTTTTCCAAGATTCGTTTTCTAATAGATGTGAATATAAATCATCATAATGTTGTCTTGAACCAATAACGACCATAGCAGTATGTTCCTCTTTACGACTACCTAATGTTGTTGTCCACCAGTTTCTTGTGTTCTCTCTTGATGCAGGTTGCATTGTAGAACTGTGGTCTTCAATGTCATCAGCAATAATAATATCGCAGTCTCTGGAGAGTATCTTACCACCTCTACCAATACCTACCATTGTAGGAGATTTGATACCTGTTACTGTTCTAGTACCTACAGTAAAACCATTTTGAGACCAGGCTTTACCACTTCTGTTTTGTGGTTTAAATTTTGGTCCAGGTCCACATATCTCTTCTATTAATAATTCATTATTTTCTAATTGGTCAATAACAGAGCTAACTGCATTCTTTGCAATGTCTTCGTTACCACCTACCCATAAAATTCTTATGTTAGGGTTTTTGCATATAAGCCATACTACAAAGTGAATTAACAAATCTGTCTTACCATGTCGTGGTGGACTTAATATCATTTGTTGGTCTCCATTATCTATGGCTTCCATAATTGAGTTTATCCACTTTTCGTGGAAGTCTGCTGTCTGATACGCAGCACCTGTTTCTGTTTGAAAATATCTATCTCTAAAATCTGAAAACTCTGTTAGTGCAACTTCTGCAACTTGTGGTAGTTCCCAGTTTTCTTGTTGTGATTCATTTTCTAAATCTTCTAAATACGCATTATATGCCATAGATACAGAAGCTACAGATGTCTCTAATATCTTTGCTACTTCTGACCTAGTTATTTTTTTAGCCATAATGTCTTTGCCAAGACCTGACTCAACTAAATCTGTATAAACTTTACCACGCCTACTTTGTACATTTGTCTGACTAGGTATATTAAGGACATCATCTTCTTGACTCCATTCAATACCTTTTTTCTTTGCCCTTTTCTTTTGTTGTGCAATTCTGTTATGACATCTATCGCTACAATATTTTGACCTACCTTTAGGTAAAGGTCTATGGCAACCTCCTGCATAACATAATCTATTTGGCATATTTATTGCACTCTTTATTTCTACAAACTAATTTAGGGTACTCATCATTTTCTCCATACATTAAGGACAAAATTTTTTTACATTCTGGACATGGAACGCCCCAATATCCCATAACTTACTGCTTTTTTATTTTTTTGACTTTGCCATTAACTGTTCTGGCATACTTATGTGTTTTTGTTTCTCTAATAAGAGTTCCATAATGTCTCTTATCACCCCACATCCAACTAACTTGTTTTCCCATAATTACCACATTCTACAAGACCAGTATCTAGCTGTAGTCTTGTCCTTTGCTGTATCACATTTATGTCTAGCTCTAAATGATTTTCTAGCTTCTGGGTTATCTTTTCTGATTTCCATATTTGGGTCTCCAAACATAACCTTTTTTACTCTATCACCATCTTTAACATAGACTTTAAATTTTTTACGACCATACCCAGGTTCACCTTTTTGAATCCTAGAAGGACTATCTAACTTAACTGACTTACCTTGGTACTCTGCCATATTATTTTTTCTTTTTAGCTGTTTTTCTCTTAGTAGCTTTTTTCATCCCTCTTGGGTATCCCATACCTTTTGGCATTATTTTTTTTTCCTTCCTGCCTTACTCATTGCAATGGCAATCGCTTGTTTTTGTGGGTAACCTTCTTCCATAAGTTTTTTTATGTTAGCTGCTACCACATCTTTTGATTTACCACTTTGTAAAGGCATAGCATCATAATAACACAAAACGCCACACATGGTGGCGTTCTGTCGTACAGTCTGTCCATTTACTGTTTTAAGTTAGTTTAGGCAGTTGTTTTACCATCACTTATGGGTAGGTCTTGCAACCCTTTTCCTTATCCTTTGTAGGTCCTCGCACCCAATCCTAACTTTATGAAAGAAAATGAATTAACTTAAATCAACACACAAATTGTCTATATGATTTTCAGCTTTTTCTTTTTCTAATTGTGTACCCCTACACAATACCTAAGACTTTCTTAGGTGTAACCAATATAATATTGTTTGTAAATTAAGTGTGAAAAAAATTTTTTTTTTATTCTTCCTCTTTACAAATCTCACAACAGTTAGAACAAACTCCATTAAATAGTTCATCCTCCCAGTAAGGTGCATAACACTTATCACAATCTTGTACGAATATATCCATGAGCTTATAGTAACAGCTTCACCCTCACTTGCGTGAGGGTTAGACTGAACAAACAATAAGGAGGTTTCCTTATAAGTTACGAATGTAACCTAACAAGTATATCACATCTATAAATTATGCAAATAAAATTTATGGGGTTGCATGAATATTCGTAGGCGAAAGGAGGAAACTCCTACTATACACAACCCCATAAAGAAATACTACCATTTAATTCTATGGTATGATACAATCTGTAACACAAGCAAGAGGTTCTTCCTGCTTTTAGAAAAGGACCTTTGACCATATTGTATTCAATAAAGTGGACTAGCAGGACCATGGTAACTAGCGTAATAGGCTATTACTCCACATATTGATAATGCTACTAAACATTTAGTCATTCTGGTTGGGTTGGGAGTGGCACAGGGTTAGAACCACTCAACTCCCAACTTCTAAGTAATTATATATACTCACTTAGAAATATTACCTTATAAGGTACACCACTATATGTAGTACCACTACATCTTGTACCACATTATATAGGGGTGTTTTACTAGCATATTTAACAGCATATTTCTTGGGGGTACACACAACACAACACAGGGGTTCACATTAAACCCCCCCAA